TTATTATTTTGGTTAGCATTGCTTACGATAATCGTCATTCAAGTAATTGGAAAAATTTTTTCATTTTTATCAAAACAAGAATTAGACTAATCACATCTGTAGTTTTTGCAATGATTATTGAAAATGAAATTATTTTTTCAAAATAATCGATTGCAATTTTATCTTACCTAAGTTATAATAATCCTACTTGTCATAGAAACTATAAATAACTAAGACGGAAGCTTACTCTTCCCCTTTAGGTAATTGTTGAGGATACCCCAACGATAACTTACCGTGAAAAAAACTTGAGCAGCCCTGACGGGTAAGTCTTTGTAGTGAAAAACACGAATGGTGCAACGAGAACCATTGTTATGCTCGAAAAGCCAAGTCTTCCGCAGTTGTGTCAAAAATAGCCGACTCTCATTTTGCAGACAAGAAATGGGAACAACTGTGAGTTATATGGCTTCATTGGTATCAATTGTTCAAAACACAAGGAATCTTATGATGTTCATAAGAATTCATACTATGAGTTATCAGTTGAATCAAATGAATTACGATATGTTTAAACACAGAAACAATTCAATTGATTATGTATGTAATTTCATTTAATTCATACATTAAACAGCAAGATAACTAAGTCGGCAACTCGGTTTACAATATAAAGATATAAAAATAGTAGAAAAATATTTTGTTACGACTTTTCTCTATTGATTTAAGTTCAAGCTATGGTAGATTTTATGTATGAGTTCCATGCATCCTAGTCAAATTGTTAAGCTGTTGTATGATCATGCAGCAACAGGGGCTGTTTACCTTTCAGCTACGGATGCTGTATTGGACTTTACGAGCAGAGAAAAGGCTAAAGAAGCCACGATATTTATTTGTTCTTCTTTTGGTTCGCATGAGATACCTTTGGATGGAGATTGGTCTGCAAGAATATTTTCCAAGGCTTTTTCTAATTCTTTGTGTTGTGAAGGCAAAAAGATACTTGTTTGGAACTGGAAAGTCATAGCTTCGTTTTTGTTGGGAATGTATGGGATTACTATTGAATTTAAGGGAACACTCATTGATCTTAAGATTTTGGAAAGCTACACAGATACGAAGCTCGAAAAGCCAAAAACCATGATTGAATTCATGGGAAGATTGAAAAAGGTCATGTCTTCTGATAATTGGTCTAAAACACAAAAGATTTATAAGTCGGTTCATCTTCCCTTAGCTTTGGAAGTAGTTCCTTCGCTAGAAACGATTGGCATATTGACAACCGAAAAGCTACATGCCTTTTATGACATAACTGGTCAAGAAAATGGAAGAATGCTTTGCTATAAGGCTCTCACAAGATCATTCGTTCCGCATGTCATAAGTCCAGAACAGCGTGAATTATTGAAGCCTTTGGATTTTGATTCCGTATTTGTTTATATGGATTACAAAAGCATGGAAGTTAAAATGTTGGGTTGGTTGTCTGGTGATGAGGAAATAAATGGTTTGTGTGATAGCGAAGACATCTACAGAGTTGCTTATGAGAAAATTTTGAAAACTCCTTGTGATTCCGAAGACAAAAGATCATTATGTAAAAAAATATTTTTACCTGTCTTTTATGGTATGAGTGCTTATGGAATATCAGAGAAGTTTGGATTACCAATAAAAGTCGCAGAAGCAATTGTTGACCGAATTAAAAATATATTTTTTAAAGCCTACAAGTGGATTGAAGATCACCAGAACAAAGCCGAAATCGATAAAAAAGTTGTGGATTATTGTGGCAAAATAAGGCATTTTCAAGATAAGTCTTATAGGGCTAGAAATTTTGCAGTTCAGTCTCCTTCTGCCATTTATTGTTTGTATCAATTGATTGGTCTTTACAAATCCTTGAATGGTATTGGGAGAATAGCTTATAATGTACATGACGGGTATATGATTTATGCAAACAGGGAAAAATTAAAAGAAGTTATTTTGGCTTCCCATAAATCGTTGGTTTCAGAATGTAATTTATTTCCAAATTTGAGCATGAGCATTTCTTGCTCTGTTGGAAGAAAAATTACTGAGATGAAAACAATTAAACTGCCAAATAGGACTAAGAATGAAAAATCAAAAGAATCCGAAAAACATTTGCCAATCGTTTCCGATAACTCAATTGGAATATGATCATCTTACTAAGTGCTTTGGAAAGCTTTGTTATTACGCAGCACATCAATTGCAAAAGAAAAATTCAAAAAATAATTACACTGATGATTTTGAAGATATAAATCAAGAATTGCAATTGTCAATCATTCGTGCTGGATCTTATTATAAAAGACAGATATATATTGAGAAGTGTTTGGCTTCTGTAGATCAGCACAATATTGATGGCTTCATGAAGAAGATAATAGTGAAGCTTCAAGATTTGTGGAGCAATAGAACTAGGCATGGTGCGAACAGACAGAAGTTTGGATACAAGCAGGAACGCATGCTTGATTTGATTGTGAAGTCTGTAGTTCCAAAGAAATTTAGACCAGATAGAAATGAACGATTGAAAATAGACACAAAATTTTCCACATACTGCAAAGCAATTGTTTGGAATGGGCAAAAAAGTATGGGCAAAAAAATAACAAGAGAGAAATCAATAAGATCGGGTCAGGTTTCTCTTTCTGAATATGATTATTTAAATGGCGAATAGCTATTATAAATCAACGGAGTGGGGTATTAGGTTGCCGGGATAATATATATAATAATTTCAAAAGCCCAGTTTTGTAACCCCCCACTCCATAATATAAAAACATGCGAATAGTTTATATTGTAAATGAATTCTGGTTTTATCTTTCTATGGCAAGGTGCAGCCTAATAACCTTGCGTAAGCATAATCCTTCTATTCCAGTCGATGTTTTTTACATCAAAGATAATAACGAAAATAATCGTAATATTGGCGGACTGCTTCAATGTGCCGCTAAAATCCCACAGATCACCACAAATGAATTTATGGAGTTGTGTAATCGTTTGAATGTAAATGTTAAAGTAATAGACGACATTCAGATGGGTCAGGAGAAAGGTTATTGTTCCGCACAACGAAAGTTTTTAGTTAATGCATCTGAAGAAAAAACATTGTTGTTGGATGCCGACACTTTTATCTTTGGTGATATATCACATCTTTTCAATTTGCTTGATGAGTATGATTTTGTTGCTGATAAGAATTGTTTTGGTGAAAGATATTCTATGACCTATAAATCTACGACTATGCGACCATTCAATAGTGGTGTGGTTTTGTGGAATAAAGGTTTGTTGAAAGAATATGCAACAAAGGTTTTTGATTTATGCCTTGCACTCAAAGATAGAACGCATGAATTGGGTGATTGGTTGCACCAAGTTACTTCTGATAAGAATGAACCGCCACAAGGAAGGGAAGAACTTGCTTGTTCGATTTTTGTGCTTGATAAAAATTTAAAATACAAATATTTTACAAAGCAAGATGTGCAGACAAACAATTATTATGGAGATTGTCTGATTTATCACACTTTGACGCAAAATTGGATGGATGGCTATTTTAGATTCAAGGATTTGATTGAAGGAACATCTTCTCCGCAAAAGAAGATGAAACTATCGCTTTTAAAACCAAAAAGCACCTTTACTTAAATTGTAAAATTTGGTAATCTCTGGAATCAAATAAAAACGGAGATGTACATGCGAGAGTTGACACCAGAAGAACAATCCAAATTCGATTCTTTTTCCGATCCAGATAATATAAAAACAAATTTTGCATGGGATGATACATTTCAAAGAAGAATTCTTGGAATGTTGTTGATGGATCAGACTATGCTCATTCAAAGCATAGACAAATTAAAGCCCCATTATTTCAGCAATGAAGTTCATGTCACTATTACAAAAATATTATTCAATTATTTTCAAGAAAAAAGAATTTCTCCTCACATGGCTGTTTTGAAGCAAGAGCTTTTAAATCACCTCAAAGAAAAAGATAATTCAGTTCAATTGTATTATATTTCTGAACTTGAAGCCTTATATGACTACTATGTTCCCGGTATTGACACTCGTGAATATCTTTTGGAAAGAGTTACATATTTTGCAAGGGTACAAGCAATTAAAGTAGCATTTCATGAATGTTTGCAAAAGATGTCGGAAGCACCAGAAGACGAAAAAACATGGTCTTATGTTTATGAAAAAATGCGTGAGTCTATGAGTGTGGATACGGACTACGAACCGGGATTAGAGTATTTTTTGAATATCGAAGAGATGTTCAGAAGAATGGAAGATCAATTTCAAGGCAAGGAAAGATTCACTAGTGGTTTTCCTTCCATCGATGATGCCTTGACGAATGGTGGCTTATTTCCCGGACAGATTGCAGCTTGGATTGGTTTGCCGGGAACTGGAAAAAGTTTGGCACTAGTAAAGGCTGCTGTTGCAAATGTTCTTCTTGGTCACAAAGTTTTGTACATAACATTAGAAATGGATGAAGTTGGTATTGCTCAGAGATTTACAAGTCAATTTGCAAAGATAGATATTAATCTTTTAAGAGAATCAAAAGAACAGATAAAAAAGACTATTGCCGAATTTGGAAAAGACAAAGATGATCAAAATCTTTTTATATTAAAGCAATTTCCGGGTGGTTCTATAGATGTGAATGGAATTCGTGGATATTGTTCACGATTAGAGGCAATGGGATGGAAACCAGCATTGATTATTATAGATTATGTTGGTGAAATGAAAGATGATCCAACTGTGAAAAAGTATGAATCTGCTTATAGAATATTGAGAGATTTGCGTGGCTTTGGTGTCGAGAAACAACATTGCACATTAACTTGTGTGCAACCAAATCAAACCGCTGCAAAGTTAGAAATATCGCAATATATTGATGAATCAAATATCGGAACATCATTTGATCAGTTTAAACCTTTGGATGGATTCTGGTCGATCAATCAACAAACTATTGAAAAAGATGCAGAGGTTGGTCGTGGATTTGTTATAAAACATAGAAATGGAAAATCAAGATTCCCATTCAAGATGGCTTTTGATTTTTCGATGGGAACTTTGGACATTTACGAGATTAGTGTGGATACTTACAAGGAAAGGCTAACTAGGGTTCAAATGCAACGAAGCGAAGATATTGCTTTTGATACTTACTCTGTTGATAAGAAGAAGAAGAAAGTTACATCACCCAAAAACAGCGTCATAGATGCAGAGGAATAAACATGTCAGAAATACCGAGCGAAAAGATTAAGGTAATTGTAAATAATAAAGAAATAATTCTTGATCCAGATAATATGAAATTCAATGAATTTACATTGAGCGAATATATGGATAAGGAATATGCTTGGATTGATTATTACGGAAAACAACTTGAAATGGCAAATAAAGAACTATCACTAGCCGAACTTGCCTATGAGACTAAATATAACGAAATATACATTTCAAATAAAGACCAAGGAGGCTCTGACACTTATTGCAAGGCTAAATCTCAATGCAATCAGGAATGTGTTGAGTTATTCGGAAAAGTTATAGAAAGAAAATCTGCGGTTGGATTTTTAAAAATGTATTTAAAAGCTTGGGATAAAAATCATGATAATGCACAAAATCGTGGACATACTTTGCGTAAGGAGTTGGACAAATTAAATAAGGACATATACGAAGGCAGAGATGGAAATGATGGATTGTGCAATGCCGAAGACATTTTAAAACGGTGAATGTAGATGAAATATAATATTCGTTGGATGATAAAAGATGATATTGATTTGGTTGTAGAAATTGAAAAAGATTCTTTTTCTCAACCTTGGTGTCATAAAGATTTCTTGGATTGTTTGAAAAATAGGGGCAACATTGGAAAGGTAATTATAGTTGATAATAATATAGTTGGCTTTATTTTGTACGAATTGATGCCTAAAGGATTTTATATTATCAACATAGCAATAAATCCAAATTATCGTAGGCGTGGTTATGCCAGAGCGATGGTGGATCAATTGATTGACAAGCTAGGCTCAGAATCTTGCAATCCAGAAGAAAAAGATAAACGAAATTATATAAATTCTTATATTTCCGAAGAAAGATTTCATGCCCATCTTTTTTTCAAGAGCATGGGATTTAAAGCTGTATCTATAGAAAAAGATTTTTTTAGAGATGACGAGGGAATCTTTGATGCGTATCATTTTTTGTATAAAACTAATTATTGCCAGCCACAAGACGAATTTGCAAGTAATTTAATGGCTTATGATGCTGAAGATTGCGAAGGAATTTAATGATTTGGGATATTAGATTTTTAGATTTAGCTAAACACATTTCTCTTTGGAGCAAAGATCCATCAACCAAAGTTGGTGCTGTTATTTTTGATTCCGACAAAAGAATAGTTTCTATAGGTTACAATGGATTTCCAAAAGGTGTTTGTGATGATCCTCAAAGATATGATGATCGAGATATAAAGTATAAAATGGTAGTCCACGCAGAGGCTAATGCTATTTTATTTGCTCAAAGGAATTTGGATGGATGTTCTATAGTTACATATCCATTTATGCCATGTTCTGGTTGTGCCTCTCTAATCATTCAAAGTGGAATTAAAAGATGCATAGCACCAAACTTATCAGAAGAATTGGCGAAAAGATGGAAAGATTCCTGTGACATTTCCAGAACAATGTTCAAAGAAGCTGGTGTTGAGTTGTGTCTATATGATCATGAATAATTTCATTCAAAAGATTTAGCTTTTTGAAGAGCAGAAGCCATACTTTGATCCATGTCCAAATATTTATATTCTCCCAATCTTCCACCAAATGTTACATTGCTTGGTTTTATTGATGAATATTTTTGATAAATTTCAGAATTTATTTTATTTCTAATTGGGTATAATGGGTCTGGATTTTCTTCATATGTTGCTGGAATGTCGTAGGTTATTACGCTAGTGAAATCTTCTTTTTTACCAGCATAATGTTTGATAGACTCTCCGTGTTTGTAGAAGTGACGATGTTCTATGCTTCGAAGATATCGAACCGATTCATCAACATGATTTATAACTGCATTTCCTTGTTGATCTCCAATAAATTCTTTTTTCTCAAATTTCATGGTGTTGTATTCAAGTTTCCCAAATTCAAAATCAAAAAATTCATCTATTCGACCTGTATAGACAATCTGTTTTGCGAGACGCATTAGTTTTTCTTTTTGCTTTATAAAATCTACACCAACCTCAACATCAATACCATCAAGCATATTATAAATTAGATTTGTATATCCATTTTTTGGAATACCTTGAAATTTCGTAGTAAAATAATTTTCGTCATATGTAAGTCGAATAGGAAGTCTTTGAATTATTGATGTTGGAAGTTCTTTTGGTTCTCGCATATATTGTTTTTTTGTATATCCATAGAAGAATTTTTTATATATTTCTTCTCCAACCATGGATAATGCCCATTCTTCAAAATTACTTGGATTTTCGCATGGAATTTTTTTTTCTTCTAATATTTTTTTTGCTTCAGCTGGAGTTTTTATTCCCCAAAGTTGTTGAAGTGTCATCAAATTGATTGGAAATGAATATATTTTTTCATTCGATAGAACTTTCGGTCTATTTATAAATGGAATAAATTCAGAAAAGTTATTGGCAAATTCCCATACCTCTTCGCTATGTGTGTGAAATACATGTGCGCCATAAGATGAAACATAGTAATCATCTTGAGGCATATCGTGTGCTGCCCCTGCAATGTGTGGCTTTTTATCTAGAACTAAACATTTTTTTCCAAGGTCGGTAACCTTCCTTGCAAATGTCGATCCAAAAAATCCAGACCCAACAATAATAAAGTCGTACATAATATATCCGTGGTTAAAGCTATAATATTCTATGCTTAATTTTGATATCATTCAAAAAGAAATTAAAGAGTTATTGAGAAAGAAACTTGTAAACGGCAAGATACTCCTTCAAGATTGCAAATTAATTGATGAAAATTCTAGAAGAAGTCCTTCATATAGCGACCCGCTTTATGTTCCTTTTTATTATCATCTTGGCAAATTTATAAAGCCAAAGAGTGTATTATCTTTGAGTTTTAATTTGGGATTATTAGAGAAATGCTTTTTTATGTCTTGTTTAGAAACAGAGTATTTTCTTGCTTTTCATCAAACCGATGAAAATGTTTACTTTTCTAATCGTATGGGCTTTTATAATATTAGGCAGTCTTACAAAAAAGATTTCGATTTTTTCACAGGCAATATGAAAAATGATGATTTCCACGATAGAATCGGGAAGAGAAAATGGGATGCAATTTTTATAAATGAAGAAAAAAATTATGATTATATTCTCTATATGCTTGAAGTTTCATGGGAATATTTGTCCGATGATGGCTGTATTATTATTGACAATGCTTTGGATCTAAAACCTGTGAAACAAGCGTATTTGGCTTTTGCTGATAGTGTTGGTGTAAAGCCAAATTTTTTTGAAACAAGATATGGAACTGGTATTTTGTTTAAGTAGTTACTTATTTAGTTCACTGGGGGTGCGTGTGGGCTACGAAATTATTTATTCTTATCATGAAAAACAGGATGGGAATTACAACAAAGAAGAAACAAAAACCTTAAAGAAAAAGGTCGGAGATCCATTTGAAGATGTTTCTCTAGAAACATTAGCAAGTAGTGTCATGGGTCAATTGGCAAGAAGAGATATTTTTGTTATTGGTGTTGAAATATTTGAACTCGCTAAAAAGAAAATTACTTTTAGAGAAGCTGATAATGGTGTGGTCATAAAGAACAAAAAATTCTTATTTGATCAGACTTCTGGAAATTTTATAACACAAGAAGTAGAGCCAGAAAAAAGCACCGCAGTAGTTCCATTGCAGGGGCAGAATACTCTTTATCCCCACGAACAATTGGCAAATTCAAAAAAAGAATTAACTGCAAGTGGGCAGTCAGGAAAAAGAATTGTAGACAATGTGGTGTTTTTCCCAGAACCACAAATGATTACCGAAGTAAGGAACAAGGGATATAGACTTACGGTGGATAAAAAGTATGCAGTTTATGGAAAGACTGGTTCTATACATGGTGAGATACTTACAATTATTGATGACACTAATCGGGAAATAAAAATAAGCGATAAGTTTTTTGTTCCCGGCAATGTGAATCTTTTGGCGGATAATGAGTTGAATTTTTCTGAAACCCAAAAACAAAGGGAACATGGCAACCTTTATTGGGGCGGAGCAGTTGCTGATAATGTGCCTAACCTAAGAAAGTAGGATGATCATGAAGAAAGAAGAAAAGATTGCAAAAAAGCGTAAAGAACGAGAAAAGAAGTCCAAAGCAAAAATTCTACTAAGGCGTGAAGCTATACGCAAAGATCGCAAGGAAGAATCCAAGAAATATATGCTTGAAAAATTAGTTCAGCCAAAACAAAATCCTATTATCAACATAAAAAAGAAAGATGAATCCATGGAAGATAGAGACGCAAAAATTAAAGAGCAGCTTTTGAAAAATCAACAAATCTTGAAAGCATTAGAGGAAGAATTTTTAAAAGAACGACAAAACAGAGATGATCTCAATGGAGATTTGGAATCCAAAGGACACGGAAATTTGCAAGATAAACTCGCAGCAATGCACAAGGAAGTTGTTGAGTCAGAAGAGAAATTGCAGAATCCAGATTCGCCCATCAATATTTAATTTTTAAAAGAATAGTTTTTTTTATAAATTAATCTTGCAATGAATTCTAGATAATGATACTAATAAACGAAGTCGGACAACGAGTTGTTCGTTGTCCAAACTACTTAACTTTTTAACTACGAGGTGAACTATGGGAATTGACTACGAACCACTAGACATTAACGAAATCAAAGCAGAAGCTAAACGAGTTAGCTCAGAAAGCGGCGGAGGTCTTGACAACGAGTACCTTCAAAAGTTTGTGAAGATGCCAGATCGGGATGGATTCGTAATGATGCGATTTCTTCCAAGAAAGAAAGGTCAGCGACTCTACTGTGCGACCAGAATCCACACGCTGACAAATCCCACGACCAATCAAAAGAAAACCTATCATTGCCCTAGAGAGCTTTCCAAAAACGAAAAAGGTGTAGAATCTTGGCGTGGTGAATGTATTATTTGCAAGTACTATTCTGACTTGTGGCAGAAGTCCGAAGGTCTTTCTGGAAAAGAACAGGAAAACCTTCAGAATAAAGCACGAGAACTCAAACCTATAGAACGCTATTATTACAATGTAATTGTGCGTTCAGAGGTTGATCCGAAGAATAAAGCTACAGCAGCTAATGTTGGACCTAAGATTTATTCTTGTGGCAAGCAAGTTCATAGCAAGATTATGAGAGCTATAACTGGCGATGAAGCTGCAGGTGAAAAATCTTTAGGAGATATCACACATCCAAAAACAGGATGTGATTTTAGGCTTGTAAAGAAGGTTGTTAAAAGTGGGAATAGAGAGTATCCAAACTATGATTTTTCAAAGTTTGAAGAAGAATCTCCCGCTGGAACACCAGAAGAACTGGAGAATTGGTTCAGCAATCTTAACGATTTGTCTGCGTTGAGAAAACTGAAGACTTCCGAAGAAATCAAGCATGGTCTTCGTGTTCATACAGGTATGGTTGTTGAAGGTGATTCGGCTGGAGAACTCGATGAGTTTTATAGCAAGTCACCAGTTCAAGCTGCTGCAAAATCTGCAGAATCTGTAATAACTGGCTCTGATGTCATCAGAGAAGAAGTTCTTGTATCCAAGAAGGTTTCAAAGAGTGTTATTGGCGAAGATGAATCTCTTGCCGATGATGATTTCTTGAAGCAACTTGACGGAATCTAAACAATCACTTTTAGCGTGAACGCATCTATGGGTGTGTTCACGCTTTATCATATTAAAATAATATACAAAGGAGATACTATGGCTCGTAAAAAAGTCGATGAAGATAATTTCTTTCAAGATTTAGCAAATGAAACTGGTGGAGATATTGTTGCTGAAATTGATAGCGTTAAATATTTTGTGGATAGTGGAAATTTGGCAATCAATTATATTTGTAGTGGAAAGTTTATGGGTGGTGGAGTTCCGGGCGGTAAGCTTACGGAAATTTATGGTCCTTCATCTAGTTCAAAATCTTTGATTGGAACAAATGTTTTGTTCGGTTGCCAGCGTTCTGGTGGAATTGCAATTTTGGAAGATTGTGAAAATTCTGCCAATAAAGAATTTATTCAACGAGCATCACATTGCGACTTGAATAAAATTGTCAGACATACTCCACAAGCATTGGAAGATGTCTTTTTGAAGATGTATAAATCCATTGAATTTGTTCGATCAAAAAGAAAAGAATGTCCGATTGCTATTGTTTATGACTCCATTGGCGTAAGTCCATCGGCTAGAGAGCTTAGAGAAGTTAATCTTCCAGAAAACGCTTCGAAAGCTGATTTCAAACGCATCGTTGGTGGGCATGAGCAACCCGGAGAAAGAGCTAAGATTTGTTCTAGAGAATTCCGAAAATTGAACACAGTTATGGAAAAGAATGATGCTACTGTTGTCATTTTGAATCAGACTCGTTCAAAAATTGGTGTTCTTTATGGAAATCCAACGACAACTGCTGGTGGTGGTAATGCTTTGCCGTTCTATGCTTCGTGTCGATTAGAAACATCGACAATGAAGAAAATAGAATATAAAATTAGTGCAAAAAAAACCAAGATTCTTGGCATTAACATTCGTGTTAAAAATGTTAAAAATAAGACTCACACACCATTTATTTCAACAGAAAACATTCAATTGCTTTTTGAACACGGAATAAATCCTGTTAGTGGCTTATTATCTTGTTTGCTTGATGCAAATAGGGTTATTGCTAAGAGTGCTGGAAATTTCATCGTTGCAGAGCCTTATAGCAATGGCGAGGAAATTAAATTCAAAGCCTCCTTGGACAAGAATGAAATTCCTCTCGAAATTTTGCTCAAATGCCCATCGATTATTGATGCAGCATCTGAACAAGATATAATTGATTATTTGGAGCCATTTAAAGCAGCTATGGAATTCCAGATTGGTGGTGATGTCATAGAAACAGACATAACCAATCAAGAAGGAATAGATGATGAAATTGATTCAGAGATAGAAGAATAATCAATTTTATATTTGGTTTTTCCAAGCCTCTTTAAAGTTTTTCCTATATTTTTGATGTAATTTTTTGCTTTTGTTATTTGGGAATAGATGTTTTTTTCATCTATTCCTTTTTTTTTGAATTTTGCAATTAATTTATTTGTGTCTATTTCTTTTTTGCTTTGAAGTGTTTTTATTATATGTGAAAATATTAAATTGCTTTGATTTGTTTCTTTTTTGTTCAAAGTTTCAATTGTTTTATATTCAAATTCTTCTTGTTTGCGATTTGTGTCGCAAATTTCATTTGCCAATTGTTCTAGTGATAGAGAATTTTTACTCTCAGTGCTTATTATTGAAAGATCTGCGTTAAATGTCTTAGAAAATTCGATTAAACTACTCAAATTTTTTTTATTTGTAATAAATTTTCTTTTGTCCTTCAATTCAATCATCAAATAATTCATAGAAACTCCTTGATTTAATATTACTGTATTATAAAAGAGATGTCGTTGACTTGGCAATGAGGTGACCATGAATAATTGTAATAATAAAAGGCGTTTTGGAGTTGAGTTGGAAATTAATGCCTTCGATGGCAGAAGTCGTCCATTTGATTATGAATTGGGAAATTTGCCAAAAGGAATTTTTTATGTTTCTTGGCTGGTTCAAAAAGTTGTCAAAGATAAGGTGTTTATTCAAAAGTGGGGAAATAATCACAATAATGATTCTTGGATTTTAAAGCCAGATAGTAGTTGTGGGATCGAAGTATGCACACCAGTATTAAAGGGAATTGATGGAGTGAGAAAAGTATCTGCTGTTGTCGATGCTTTTAGCAATGACGGCAATATAAAAGCAGATGAAAGATGTTCGTTTCATGTTCATGTTGATGTTCATGACCTTTCTGTTGATCAAGTCGCTTCTGTAATTAGTTGGTGGATTAAATGCGAATATGTGTTTACAAACATGGTTCCAATTAAAAGAAAAAGAAATAGATATTGCCAGTTATTGTCTTTTTCCGACATTATCGATGAAGTTGAACGCCCACTCATTAGTTCTAATACACTTATAAATTCAATTGGGATGCATAAATATTATTCGATTAATACATATCATTTCGTAAACAATAAAAGACAGACTATTGAATTTCGCATAATGGATGCATCTGCTTGTTTGAATTATTTTGATGCAAAAAATTACATTTTATTTCTTCTTCATTTTGTAAATATTACTTCCAAATTACCATTATTGAAAAATTATGAAAAAAATAACCAAATGACTGGTTATGCTTGGTTAGATTTCAATAAAGTCATGGAATTGCTTGGATTTGATGATGATTCTAACTTATCGTCTGGTCTGAAAGAGGTAAAAGAATGGCTTTTTATGCGTATGAAGCAGAATGTATCATGTGAGATTGATGGGGTATTTGGTAATAATTTTAAATCTCATCAATATTATGATATTTTTCAATTAGAAAAAGGTTCAACTTCACTATTGAATAATAAATTTATAGAAGATAAGTTCTTGGATTAGGATATATACCTTCATAGAAGGTGAATATATGTCGGACAACATCACAAAGATAAAAAGTTCGATTCAAGAATTAAAAAATCTCTCAAAGATTTTGATTCCATACAATTATCCCATTAAAAATTCAGAAGCTTACGAAGAAGATCTACTTATTTTTAAAAGTAGAAAATATGTCGTTGATGGATATTCTGTAGTAGCTCATTACCAAAGATGTGATTACGAACATTATTATATGGATGTTTTACAACTTTATGGTGACTATAGCACCTTTTTGCCGATTTCTGTTAATTGTAAGATTGCAAAGTTGTTTTTAGGAAATGATGAATTGTTTCTCATAGAGACCTATAAGCAACAAAAAAAGATATACTGTTGGACAGTTTGTTTGAACAAGGAGGAGAGGGTGATTGAATCTCCAATTCGTAAAGATGGTGACTATACACATCGTTTCTATGATGGGTTCAAATACTTTTATATTCCTCCTAGCAAAGTTTTTTTCATTTAAAAATTTTACGAGGTGTAATCATGAGTCAAAATAAAATACAATCTATGATTGTAGAGCATCTTATGAGGCATGGGAAAATTGAATTACTTTTGCCGGACAATGTTACATTAGAAATAGGAATAACACAAGAAAATCAAAGAGGAAAATTTATAAAGAAAAATGACTATTGTTGGGTTATGGCATCACAAAATGATCGAACAGCATGTATTGATGCATTCAATTTAGGGCTTCGTTTTGCGGATGATAAAAACGCCTTAATACTAGAAGACAGCTTCATCAATCAAGATGGAGACCATGTAAGAAGGCTAGATGTAGTTTAAATACAATCGTATATGTTGCCTAAAGTTTTGGAATGACTTAGAATTCCTGTAGATAGTAGGAACAACTCGGTAGTTCCTACGGCAACCTTGTTTTCTGCGAGTGGAACCAAAAAGTCTACCCATATAATGAATCCATTATTTGTAAGTTGGAATCTGGATATCATTATTTGTGTTCCTTTTTGTTTATATGATGTATTGGGAACAATGTCGAAATTATTTTTATGTTCTTGGACTAAATCATTGATTGTTTTCAATAATTTTGGAGCATCTAAGAACTCAGCCCATTTGGAGACTAGTAGTTCTTCAAACTTTTTTTGGTTAAAAATCTTTTCCATATCTGAGGTATAGTATGAAAAATATCGATCATTTTTTAAAAGAATACTTTTATAGGCTTTCTGATGAGAATCTAAAAGTGCTTCATAGTAGACTTCATTTTAGGTATCAAGGCGACATTCCAGAAGTCTTGAATTTTGTTGGAAATAACAAAGATCTTGACAGATGGCTTGGCGGAGCATCTGGATGCTTTGATTTTTATGGCATGGTTGACACTATGCACGAAGCTGTAAATCGTGAATATCAAAAGAGATTTGATATTCACCGCTAATAAATTTAATAGCAGACAAGTCTAAATAATCATATCCAGACGATGGAGATAAATGATTATTTGGACTTGTCCTATTTGTAAAACCGATGATTTGACATTGAGATATAGTTCTGGAAAAATGCGTACATGCAAAGATTGTCAGAAATATAAAAATATTCAAGCAAATTGTTCTGTCAAAAGAAAAAGAAAAAAAACTCCTCAAGTCGCTATCACTCAAGAAGAATTTCTCACATGGATAAAATCACATGTGAGAAAATGTTTTTATTGTGGTGTCACAGAAGCAGAACTTTTAAATTTATCAATATATTCACAAATTGGATTGTTAGTTGAATCATTGGGCGTAGATCGCATCGATAGCGATAAGGATTACACGCTTGATAATATCGTTCTTTGCTGTCTCGCATGCAATAAAGTAAAGAGCAATAGTTTTAGCCAAGAGGAAATGGGATCTTTGGGAAAGACCATTTCGCAAATTTGGCAAATTAGAAAAGAAAATAAAATCAATTTTTAAATGTTATCTTTCCCAACAAAGCTGCTTTTGCTATCATGTGCAATTCAACCTTAAGAGAAATAATGTTATGAGCGAATTGATTCAAATAATAGATCAGACCGATCTGGTTCCTTGTTCGAAATATCCATACGCAAAATGGGAATATGAAAATTTCAATCCAGTTCAAAGTAGAATTTTTGAAGTTTTTGAAAATGATGCTAATTTTTTGGTTTCCGCAAGAACTAGTGCCGGAAAAACTGTTATTGCTGAAATGTTTTTGGCTCAAGAAATTCGTAAGCGTGGTGGCAAAGGAATGTTTCTTGCACCATTAAAAGCCTTGGCTCAAGAAAAAATAGACCAATGGACAGACTTGTCATATCATTTTCATGATTTGAATATTTCAATATGCACAGGCGATTATAGAATTACCGAAAAAAGACAACAAGAATTGTCAAAATCAAATCTAATCATTATGACTTCAGAAATGCTCAACCATAGGGCAAGAAATATCAATTCTGAAAAAAGTGCTTATCTGAAAGAAATAGGAACTTTAGTAATTGATGAATCTCACCTTTTGACAGTTCCCGGAAGAGGCGAACATCTTGAGGTTGGATTGATGAAATTCACTCAAATTAATCCAAATTGTCGGATTGTTCTTTTGTCTGCAACTATGCCAAATGTGAGTCAAATCGCAGAATGGTTATGTGAACTCAATAAAAAGAAAACTTATATTTTGAATTCTGAGTATAGACCAGTGCCTTTAGGAATTCACTATGAAAACTACGATGATGAGCATTGTTATTCTTATGATATTGAAGAAAAGGCAAAGATTGACAAAGCTTTGGATATTATAAACGATTATCCCGATGATAAATTTTTGGTTTTTGCACACACAAAAAGAACTGGCGATTTGATAACTCGTACATTGAAAGCTAATTCAATTGATTCAGAGTTTCATAATGCAGATTTGGATAAAGATAAAAGAATTGATTTAGAAAGAAGATTTAAGAAAAAAGATGGCTTGAGAATTATTGTTGCAACTCCAACTTTGGCTTGGGGAGTGAATACACCTGCTAGGCGTGTGATTATACTTGGAGTTCATCGTGGCAAGGATGAAGTAGAAACTTATAATGTGACTCAAATGGTCGGTAGATCAGGACGATTAGGAATTGATCCTCGTGGCGATGCTTATATCTTATTGCCAAACTCTAATGCAAAAAGACATCGTGACAGATTGAATACTCCACAGAATATTACTTCTAAACTTTTAGAGAAGCCAAGAAATCTCGCATTTCATTTGGTGAGTGAAATTCATCATAGATCAATTGAAAATGTTGCAGATATTAAGAAGTGGTATGAAAGATCATTGGCTAGTTTTCAAGCAAGGAATCTTAATCAGACTTATATCAGCGAATTGCTTGTCGAAATGATCGATAGAAAAATTGTTCATAACGATGATGGTAATTTGGAAGTTTCTAGTGTTGGAAAAATAGCAAGCATTTTTTATTACTCTCCGTTTGACATTGCTGATTACAGTAGAAATTTTTATTTTCTATTTAAGGAAAAAAAACAAAACTCTGATTTACATGTTGCTTTGGCTTTGGCAAAAATTGATACCAATAGAGCAAATATAGTCAACACTGCAGAAAAACAAGAAATGAGCTTGTTCGACAAAAGACTACAAAAAGATTTTTATTCAGAATATAAATTTTTAACAGAAGGAATCAAGAAATCTGCCTTTTGTTATTTCAATTTGTTGAATGGATCGTATGTAACGGCTTTGGCTGGATATCAAAGAAGTTTGCAAAGCGAATTTGAAAGAATACAGCAGATATTGATTGCACTTGATTCTATGAGTGGGAAATGGGGTCAAGAGTCATTTTTAAGGGATTTGGGAAGTCGCATTAGACATGGAGTGCCAGCACATCTTATAAATTTGTGTCAGTTGCCAAATGTAGGGAAAGTTAGAGCGACAAAGTTATATGATTTGGGATATAAAGATGTTGATTCTGTTGCCGAATTGGATGATGCCAAATTGAAAAAAATATTGAATCTTAAAGAAGATTTGGTCAAAGAAATAAAAAGCGTTGCATTAAGACTTTCTGCGCTTTAACCTGTTTACTCTTTCCATTAGCTTTGCTATGTTTAAATAGCCCTTTGCACCTTTTTTCACAGATCTAGCTCTAAAGAATACCTTTGCAGCAAGAAGGCTCTTTGGTGTGCATTGAGTGTCAATCCAGCAGGGTGTGCAACAATCTGCATTTATTCCTGTTGGCTCAAGTGAAACAACAATTGGATCTCCATCGGCAACAAATACGCTATCTTCTTCTTCTGTTATTGTTGTGCCATTTATTACTAGATCGAATTCGCAATCACCATCGATTTTTGTGGCAAATACAAAGCCATCACCAACCATTCTTAACGACACATCTGGATCAAAGTTTGTTTGCCCTTCTGTTCCATCTACTATTTCTATGCAACAGCTATCAACAGTTAATTGAATTTCTACCACTTCGCATGGCACTGAACAGCTTCCCCCAAGAGCAAAAACATAATTATCTGAATTTTTATTTGATTTTTTTTTAAATTTTGGAAAAGGTATGAGATGAGATCCAATGTTTATAGTTTCCCAATTTTCTTTTTCAAATAATTCTCTTAGTAATGGTGCCGGTTCTTCTGGCGGAGTTGGATCTTCGCATTTACATCCTTCGGGATAATCTACTTCGTCATAAGCTGGTCCTATTTCAAAAAAAAGACTAACACTAGTGCAGCATGGTGGTGGACAACATTTAGAATCTGAGCATGAGCAACCACAGACTGGATCTCCTGCAATACCATTTTTAAAAGGACCTTCACAAGCCATTACTTATTGATTCTCTTGTTTTCCGAAGAAATTCTGTGGATATTCAATCTTAACAATGCCGTTTTCTTTTGTTGGATTGCCCTCCTTATCTTCTGTCCACCATCTGACTTGCTGAACTTCAATCCCAAGTTCATCCATATGACATCTATCATTTTTATCTACTGGCAGATGATGTTCAGTGCCATCAATTAGAACTGCAACTTTACATTCTTTTTTTTCATGATTGTAAAGCAAACAATTTTTACATATTGGTTCTATTTTTTTCATAGGTATCATAAGAAATTATAAGTGACAATTGGTTATAAAAAACAGACTTGGCTGTTGATAAAAATTTATAAATGATTTATGATTACTAAAACAACGAGGATTTCATTATGAAAATTATTGGTTTTGCATCGCAATTAGCTATGGGAAAAGATACTGCAGCCGATTATTTGGCTATCGAACTTAACCGTGTTCAAACTACAGGAACATGGGAAAGAGGAGCATTTGCAAACGCTGTAAAAGACACATTTTGCAGGGCGTTCAATGTCGATAGAGATTTTCTAGAAAAATGGAAAAGAATTGATGATGCACCTCCCGGAATGAAAATGAATATCCGCAAGGCGTTACAATTCGTTGGTGATGGATTTCGTCAAATTGTAAGCGATATATGGATTGATATAGCCTTAAGAGATAATGGCAAGCAACTTATTGTTTCTGATTGTCGATATATCAATGAGGCAAAAAACATTCGTGGTCGAGAAGGTATCAATGTTATCATGTATCGTCCTAATTATTTCAATAATGATACCAATCCTTCAGAATCTCAAATAAAACCAATCATTGAATGGTGTTTAAAAACTCAAAAAGAAGGCGAAATCATGCATAATGATCCAAATGCACCAGAGGGAAGCGAACTTTATGATTATTTTCTTATAAATGACAAAGAAATAGTCGATCTTCATTACAAAATTAGAGACCAATTAATTCCTTTTATTGAGAGGGCGTACAATGTCAGTAACTAATTATACATTACATCCAAATATTATTGTTCCAAAGGGTTGGGGACATGAACAATGGATATGTAATAACGAAAAATATTGTGGTAAGATTCTTTTTTTTAATCCAAAAAAGAAATGTTCTATCCATTATCATGCTATAAAGGATGAGGTTTTATTTATTTTAGAAAATGATATAGAGATGTTATATGGATGGGGTGGAGAAGAATTAAAATCAATTATTTTAAAAGCAGGAATGTCTTTTCATATTCCTACTGGATTAAGACATCAAATGATAGCTGGAGAAAATGGAGCTAAAATTATAGAATTTTCTACGCATCATGAGGATAGTGATTCGATTAGATTGGAAAAAGGAGATTAGATTTTAAGACTTTGTTATCTCATCAACTCTTCTTTTAAGTTTTCCTATACCAACTTCCGTCATAACTACAAACTGCCAACCTCTTGCTTGGCAGTGATGTTGACATGCAGCCCACTTAGCGTGATTTTTTGGCAATTGCGTTTGATTGGCTGGCTTTATTTCCCATATTTCTACATGTCCATCCATAAAGTAAATACTAAGATCCGGATTGTATTCGTGCTTTTCTCCTTCAAAAATATAATCAACTTTGAATGGTTCAACATCGTATTTTATAACTTCTGGCAAATATTCTAATTGTTCATATACTTCTACTTCGTAGCCACTTCGATAATGCATTTCTTTTCTATTTTTTCCTGACATGAAATAACCTTCACGAAATTTTGGCTTTTGCTGCTTTAATTTTCCACTTTTTTTATCAATATCTTTCCAGATTGTTGCTCGCATTTGTCCTATCTTTGGAATATCTTTTTCATGCGGATGCTTTGATTTAAAATGTAGCCTTAGATCTCTGACTGGACAACCACATCTTTGTAGTGGGCATACAACATAATCACGACCAAGTTCGTGAGTATCCTTTATGTGTTTGCTATACTCGTCATATTCGTAATAGGCTCTGCCACATACGAAACATTGATATTTGCGAACATGATTATTTTTTTGAAATGGCAATGTCATTTAATTTTTTTGTGCAGAATTTTTTCTGCTTCATCTCTGTCTAAAATTTTAATTTTTTTCATTTCTTTCATATTGAACATTGATTCTGATTTTTCGTCATTGATACTTTTAACGATATTTATTGCAAGGACTCTAATTTCGTCTCGAACTCTTTTATCTTCTTTTTTGTCATTCATTGTGGCAAATGTCAATCTGCCATCTTCGTTTGCTCCATAGATATTGTCACCTTTTTGAAAAAAGAAAATTAATTCATTTTCATCAAAAAAATTTTGAATCTTATCTTCCTTAAGAAGATATGTATCCCAAGTTGCCATGGTGTTTTTAAAATTTTCTATATCGTTCATCATATATTTATATATCCACGCCATCCTAAAACAAAATTATTATGGAACAGTACAATAGTTTATTTTAATTAATTGTTTTTCATAAGTTAGCGGGTAATATTATATATAGAAATATGAGCTTCGCAGGATTCAAAAAATATATTGAAGAAATGGACCCTTCTCCTGAGAAAAAATCAGAAGATGAAGGCAGTGAATCTACGCCAGTTGGAAATGATTATATTGATACACTCGAAGATGAGTTTGGAATTAAATGGAAAGATTTATCTTCACTTTTGACTTCAGAGCCTTGGGTTGCAACTCATTTTATGATGGGCAAGCCAAATTATGAAATGTCATACAAAGCATCTTCTTGGGAAATCGATCCAGAATCAATTTCTAAAAATGGAGCATATATTCGTTTAAAGCCAGACAAGAGAACGAGAAGTTTTCTTAAAAATGGAAGCCTTAATAGGGCTACACCAGATAAAAATAAATATTATTTAAGTCGTGACGAACTTGTAAAATTTTTGACAACCGCATGGGTTCCTGCACCACCACCAGCAGATGCAGGTGGTATGCCTCCAGATGCAGGTATGGGAGGGATAACATGATATCGTTCAAAGAATGGTTGAAACAAAATGAAGTCGCAACAGCAGCAGCACCAGCTGCGGGTGGCGGAATGACATCGACTGGTGATGTGGCTGTTTATGCAAGACCTATTGGCATTGGAACAGTGACTAGAAAATCACCAAGTTTGATAACTGTTGATGATCTTGAGAAAAAAAAAAGAAAAAAAGTAAAATTTTAAAAATGTTTCCTAATCTGCCAGATGTTGTCATGGGAGACATAGGTTGGTTCTAATTGCTATTCTCATTTCCCTTTATTTTTTCTATAATATAACTCATAGAATAAGATTTAACTATTTTGGAGTTATCTCATGCATGATGTTTTGACAAATGTTTCAGAAAAAACAATTAAATGCTTGGACAAGGGTCATGTGACGATTCTTGATGTTATGCCAAGACTTGTTCCAGATGACAGGAAGACCGCAGATTATGCAATAGTTCAAGCTGCTAGAGTTTCTTATGGAGATGGAACTAAGACCATTAATGAAGATAGAGGATTGATTCGTTACCTGCTTCGTCAGAAGCACACAACCCCATTCGAAATGATTGAAATAAAATTCAATGTGAAAATGCCCATATTCATAGCCAGACAAATGGTAAGGCATAGAACCGCTAACATTAATGAATACAGTGGAAGATATTCAATGATGAAGGATGAATTTTATAAGCCAGAAATTGAAAATGTGAGGCAACAATCATCAGTAAATAAACAAGGAAGTGGCGAATCAATAAATGAAGTTGATGCTTCTAACTTCATTGAAAAAATAGATTTTATCTGCAATCAATCATATGAGGAATACGAAAAAGCAATTCAAAATGGTGTGGCTAGAGAACAAGCCAGAATGCTCCTACCAGTCAATTTGTATACAGAGTGGTATTGGAAAGTGGATCTGCATAATCTTTTGCATTTTTTAGCCTTGCGTTGCGATGCTCATGCCCAATGGGAGATTAGAGTGTTTGCAAATGCTATGCTAGAACTTATCAAACCTATTGTTCCTTGGGCTGTTGAAGCTTGGGAGGACTATCATGAGCATCGTGGAGCGATTAGATTGACCAAATTGGAAGTAGATGCAATGGTCTCATCCTTGGGAGGAATATCTGTGAATTCTTTAAAAACAGATAATAAAAGGGAACAGGAAGAGTGGAAAACTAAAGCTGCAATGCTTGGCTTGTCTGTTAAAAATATAGAAAAATAAATTGTGTAACTCAAATAATAGCAACATCTATTATTGGGCTGCACATATGAAGAATATTATAGAATCAATTAATTCTAGCAATTTAAAAATTGGAATCGTTGGAGATTCTATGTTGGACGAATATTTCAATGTAAATGTTCGAAAAATATCTCCAGAATTTCCAATTCCAGTAATGCATTCAGAGGAATGCATGCCAAGTGCAATTCTTCCGGGCGGAGCCGCTAATGTTGCATATCAGCTTAAAAATATAAATAAAAATACATTTCTATGTTCTTTCTTAGATGATTCTGCGAATGAAATTTTACAAAAAAATAAAATTGATACATCATTATCGGTGAGTATAAGTCCTTATTTGGTTCCAAGAAAAAAAAGATTTTATAGTTCGGATTTTCCGACATATCGTTGGGATGTCGAGAAAAATAATTATGGCATGAACAAAGATGAATTGCAGGAGGCTTCTGAAAATCTTTGCAAAAAAATCATGTCAAAAGATTTTGATGTTTTGATATTTTCTGATTACGACAAAGGATTATTCGCCAATTCAATTGTTTCTTCTTTGGCAGAAAAACATCCATGCTCCATAAGGATTGTTGATCCAAAAAAAGATATTACAAAGTGGAAAGGATGCACACTCATAAAACCAAATACACAAGAAGCTTGTGCGATTACCAATGAAAAAGAAAAGCCTAAGCAAATTGATTCAATAATAAAACAAACTAATTGTAAGTCTGTAATTATAACTTCGGAAGGAAGTGGGTTTTTTGGATTTAATGAAAATTACTTTGAATATAAGAATCCAAAATCAGACAAACAAGCCAATAGTGTTATTGGTGCAGGAGACTGTTTTATTGCATTTTTGGGATTATGCTTGGGCAACAACATACCACTTGAAGAAGCTGCTGAATTCGCATTTTCTATGGGTTTAATTTATGTCACAGAAAAACACAACAAGCCATTAGATATCGACACAATTAAAAAAACAGTTATTGGAAGTTCTTCCAAAATTGTTGATTACAAAAGATTTAAAAAAAGAGATTTTAAGTTGGTCGTTACAAATGGATGTTTTGATATTTTACATGCAGGGCATATAGAGAGTTTAGAATTTGCTAAAAAGCAAGGTGATAAACTTCTTGTTGCTGTCAATAGTGATGAGTCGGTTGGGAAGTTAAAGCCGGGTCGCCCTGTGAATAAAATTCAACATCGAATGCAAATGCTCGCTGCGTTAGAGTGTGTTGATTATGTCGCTTGTTTTGAAGAAGACACACCAATTGAAATTATCAAACATTTAAATCCAGAGGTTTTGGTAAAAGGTCATGATTATATTGACAAGGAAGTAGTTGGCAGAGATTATGCTGGAAAGGTTGTTTTTGCTCCATTTGTCGATGGATTGTCAACAACAAATATAATCGATTCAATTGTCAGAAAAATAATTTAATCACACAAACATTTGTTTTTACATTTGTCATTTTCGTGAGGACAATTGCATTTTTTTTCACACACACACATGCCACATGTTTTATGATCATGTTTAATTTGATTTTTGACACCAGAAAGTTGTGAATACATTACGAAAATACTTAGAAAAAAACCAAAAATCATACCAAACAAAACTCTAGTTAAACAACATTTTTTCATTTTATTCCTTTCTTCTATATATATGTTTATAAGGAGTAAATATGAATTCATTCAAAAATTGGTTGAAAATTACAGAAGAGGGCGATTTTGATGCACAACTTTCTGGAGCCATCCAAGGAAAATCAGCGATGCTTTCTGCAGACCCAAAGATTGGGAACAATCCAAGTGCAATTGCCGACAAGATCATAAAAGACACAGAAGTTAAAAATCTAATGTTAAAATCTAAAAATCCAGTAACACTTAATCCAGCAGCATTACAAAAAACAATTAAGACTCAATTGGATGCTGCTCAAAAAGATCAGGGTAAAGCTACAGCTGGAGTTCTAAAATAATAAATGAAAACTTTTCAGCAGTTTTTAAATGAGAAGATGTATGGCTTCAATTCTAGAGGGTCAAATTCTCCCACACAATTAATGTCTAAAAGTGTAAAGCCAGCAAAGCCAATTTTTAGTCTCTTTTCTCCTTTACACTTGAATAAAAAGAAAAAATAACTCCATTAGATCATGATAAGTTACACAGGTGAAAATCTAAGCGTTTTGATTTGTTGTTCGCATCTTTTGCATCATGATTGGATGACATTTCTTAGTTGGTATTCTTTCCAGCAAAATCTTCCAGATGCAAAAATTTCAATATTGTGTAATCGAAAAGATATGAAATTCAATTTATTTAATTGGACTAAGCGTCTTGGCGTTACATTTGAAATAACAAAGAATGATAATCCAATCTCTTGCTTGAACTATGCTCTTAAAAAATCTTATGTTAAATATCCCGTGCTTGTCATATCACCAGACATAATTTGCTTGCAAGAATTAGATGATGAAGAAAGCATTATCAGTTCAAAGCAAAATTATAAAAAAGAAAATTGTTATATTTTGTATAACGAAGTTGATGATATTGTAAAAAATGAAAATTTATTTGCTAATGTCAAAGAAAATAAATTTTCTAGATTTGTTTCATATTCTTCTGGGTGGGGGAACTTTAATACAGATTCATGGATAAATAAACTTGGGAATCCATTGAGTGTCTATTCCAAACATGACAATGTGATGCTTACTATTAATGAAAGACGATTTTCAAATATATGGAAAGATGCATGTAATGTTTTCCATAGTGTTTGTTGAGGAGAAAAAATGAAGCGATTTGATTATTATGATGACGAAGAGAATGAAGACGAATCAAACGAACCTCCAATTTCACCGCAAGAATATAAAGAATTGATTGCAGAAGATCAAGCTTTACAGCAAGAAGGTGTCGAACTTACATATTTGGCTTTGAATCAAAAGTTAATTGCTAAATCTATAAAAGTCTGTGAAAAATCTTTCTTTTGGAAGTTTTATAGTTTGCAAACTCAATTAAGCATGATCTCGAAGGTATATTTTCAGTTGCGAGATCTACAAGAAATTTAGGAATATATATCATGCCAACATATGCGTTCGAATGCAAGAAATGTACAAAAGTATGGGAAGAAGTAGCGGAATACGATAAAACTGGAAAATATTCAAAAGTTTCCTGCCCTAAATGTAAATCAAAATCCAAAAACAAATTATTGACTACTTGTCGTTTTAGTTTCACAAATCCAGTAGGAACAGATGTTTGGAATAGTGAATCAAAAGGGCATGATTATCGACATAATTTCAATGTTGATCGTCCCGGCGGTGTCCGAGACCAAAGAAAAAATGCAAAAGAAAATAGCCATATGGGATCAGAACCATATAGTCCAATAAATGATATTGATAGTGATTCTTCATGGGGCGAAATAAAATAATCATTTATATGTCTTTTTTAATTTTGTGAACTCACCTTATAATAATGCAGATCTAATTAACTAGATTTTTATTGGAGATTTAAATGGACGAACTTAAAAGATTCATAGGCAGATTCAATCAAAGCAAATTTAAAATTCTTAACGGAGAAATGTCATTTTCCGAATACATTGATCTGTGCTATCAGCAACCAAGACTTGTTCGTAATTCTTGGCAAATGATTTACGACATGATTATGGAAAAGGGTTGTCATGCCGTTGAAGAATACAGAAAGACATACAAACATTATAATTTTTTTGATAATCAGGAATGTCCAATCATTGGTCTGACACCAACTAAGGATTCTTTGGTTAAGTTCATCAAAGGTGCAGCTGGATATTTTGGTACTGAAAAAAGAATTCTTCTTTTGCACGGACCTGTAGGTAGCTCTAAATCTACAATCTGTAGATTGTTCAAGCGAGAATTGGAAAATTATTCCACAACCGATGCTGGTGCTTGGTATACTTTCAAATGGATAAATCTTCCGACTGGACAAGATGGAATTTATGTCAAAGAAGAAGACGAATGCCCAATGCATGAGCAGCCACTTAAGTTGCTTCCTCCAGAAATTCGTAAACCTATTATGGATGATTTGAATCGAGTTCTTTCTGAGTCTGTATCTGCAGAAGAGAGAAATGAACTATATGCATTGAAGTGCGAGGGAGAGCTTGATCCAAGATGCAAGTTCTTTATGAAAGAACTTTTGATTAGGTATGATGGAGATCTCGAAAAAGTTCTCGAAAAACATATTCGAGTAATTCGAAAAACATATAGCGAAGCAGATCGTGTTGGTATCGCCACATTCCAACCGAAAGATGAAAAAAATCAAGACTCTACAGAACTTACAGGTGATATTAATTTTAGTCGTATCAGCACCTTTGGTTCCGACTCTGACCCAAGAAGTTTTAATTTTGACGGAGAATTTTGTGTCGGAAACAGGGGAATTATAGAGTTTATAGAAGCTTTGAAGTTAGATCAAGCATTTTTATATGATCTCTTGGGAGCAAGCCAAGAGCAAAGTATTAAGCCGAAGAAGTTTGCACAAGTCTCTATTGATGAGGCAATATTTTGTCATACCAATAGCCCTGAATACGAAAGGCTTAGAAGCAATCAATATATGGAAGCGTTGCGTGACAGGACTGTAAAGATCGATGTTCCTTATACTCTTCGATGGGGCGAAGAACTTAAAATCTTGGAAAAAGATTATGGTGTAGATAGGGTCAAACAACATATCGCACCACACACACTTGAAGTTGCTGCTCTATGGGCAGTTTTAACCAGACTTCATGATGATAAGGATGGTAAAATTTCCTTAGTCGAAAAGGCAGAGCTTTATGACGGCAAACTTCTTTCTGGATGGACAGAAGAGCAAGTCAAAGAATTAAAGGATAGGTATCCTGATGAGGGTATGACCCGTGGTGTTTCAGTTCGTTATGTTCAAGATAAGCTTTCAAACTGCCTAGCCAATAATCATGACTATGTAAATATGTTCATGGTTCTAAATGAGCTTCGTGAAGGTTTAGAAGGAAGTTCTTTGTTGAACAATAAGGATGATGTTGGTCGATACATCACATGTATTGATTTAGTAGTTAAGAAGTTGACTGAAATTTTAAAAGCCGAAGTTCAGAAGGCTCTTGTTGGTGATGAAGATGCGATTATTCGCCTTTGTGCTAATTACATTGATAATATCATGGCGTATATCAACAAAAGTAAGATTAAAGATCCAATCACAGGGCAAGATAGAAAGCCTGATGAAAGATTGATGCGAGCCATTGAATCTAAGATCGACATACCAGAACCGGGTGCTGATGATTTCCGTAGGCAGATAGCTGCTTTTATTGGCGACCTTGCAATCAAGCACAAGCAATTTAGTTGGGATTCTAATCCAAAATTGAGAAAAGCTTTAGAAGCAAAGCTTTTTGAAGATGTAAAAGATACCATTAAGTTGTCCGCACTCAATGTTAGCGGAGCAACTGTGGTTGATAAGGATATTCAAGAAAAAATAGATGCGATTAAAACTCGCCTTATCAAACAGTATGGTTATAACGAAAGATCTGCAACTGATGTTCTAGATTTTGTTGGATCTATATTTGCAAGAGGCGATCTAGCCGAGGAATAATAGAACATGTGTCCACGCAGAATTGAAGAAGATCATAAAGACTTTATAGATGTTGTCTCAGGCAAACTTCGTAAAGCACTTAAAAAGTTTATCAAATCTGGACAGATAGTAAAATCTCGTGGCAAACGAGGTAAAATTTCTATCACAATTCCAAAAATTGATATTCCTCAAATTCTTTATGGTGATAACGGCAATGGCATCGGCAGAGGTAAAGGCAAGGATGGCGATGTTATTGATAAGGGCAAAAAAGGAAAAGGCAATGGAGCAACTCAGGATGAAGGTGAAGGAATCACCGTAAGTCTTGATTTGGAAACTGTATTGAAGTTCATGCAAGATGAACTGGAATTGCCAAATTTAAAGCCAAAAGTAAATGATACATTCGATGAAGTAAAAATCAAATATAATAATATATCTTTGGTTGGTCCCGAATCTTTGCGTCATAATAGAAGAACTTTTATCGAAGCTTTAAAAAGGCAATGTGCAGATGGAACTGCTAATAATTTTGAAATAGTTCCGGGTCTTAGCATGCCTATGAAGACAATCAAGCCAATTAAGCGTGACAAGCGTTATAGGCAATACAAAGAAGTTAAAGTTCCTTCTAGCAATGCTTTGATCATTTATGCCCGTGATGGATCTGGATCGATGGATCAAGCTAAATGTGAGATCGTATCAGATATGGCTTGGTGGATTGATGTTTGGATTAGACAATTTTATAAAAGAGTTGATCGACTTTTTGTGTGGCACGATTCTCTTGCCATGGAAGTAGATGAAGAAAAGTTTTATAACTACCGATATGGCGGAGGAACAACTTGTTCTTCTGCTTTGAAATTTATTCAAAAGCAATTTGAGAATAGATACCCTCCGCAAAAGTGGAACATTTATGTTTTTTACTTTACGGATGGAGATAATTGGGGCGATGATAATCAAGTATTTATCAACACATTAAAAGAATCATTTCCAGAAAAGGATATTAATTTAGTCGGGATCACACAAATTTTGCCTTATAACTATACCAATAGTGTTAAGTATCATGTCGATAAGGCATTGGAAACTGGAGAGCTTGATAAAAATAATATTCGTACCACCGAAATTAACTTTGGAAATGGAAATCCTAATGATTCGAATATGCGTGATGATGAAATTAGAAATAATCAAATTTTAGATGCAATTAAAAGTTTGATGGGTAATCAAAAATCAAAGTAAAATTTAAGGATTTATAAGATGTCTAATAAGTTCATGCATGGTTCTTCGCTTCTTATTGGCGACAACACAATTCCCGGAGTTCAGCTTCCAAAACAATTAAAAGAATATGCTCAAATAATTTTAAATGTTTGTAAAGATTGGGGTTTGGACTTTTATCCAACCGTAGTGCAACTTCTTACCTACGATGAAATCTCTGAAGTAGCAGCGTATGGTGGCTTTCCAGTACGATATCCACATTGGTCGTTTGGCATGCAATATGAAGAATTGCAGCGTGGATATGAAAATCAAATGCATAAAATATATGAAATGGTAATCAATTGCTGTGAACTTGACGCTCCGGTTTTGACTAAGCGTGGTACAATTCTAGCTGGAGATGTGAAGGTAGGAGATCAAGTTATTGTTGGTAGTGAAACTAGGAATGTTGTCGCCATAAAAAAACAAAATTCTTCTCAAACCAAGAAAATTTTTCTTAAAGGTGGTCAGACATTAGTTTGTACGCCAAATCACAAGTGGCGTATACTTTCCGATAAAGGTTTGATCTGGAAAAAGACATCTGAAATTATTTCTGGTGACATTTTTGTAGGAACTGATTCTTATGAAAATAATTGGGATGCACCAAGTATTGACTGGTCATCAAAACAAGTCATTGAATCAACAAGACCAAACATTAGACATTGTGTCAAAGAAATTTATCCGCCAAATCAGATTACTATGGAATTGGCAGAACTTCTTGGAATTTTGGTTGGAGATGGATCAGTAGGAGTAAAGTCGGCTGAAAATATGTTGACTGTTGCTGTTGGTAAAAAACATAGGTCATACGCAGAACATGTTGTATTTTTGTTTGAAAAGGTATTTGGAATCGGAGCAGATATTTACGAAAAGCCAAATTGTTTCAATGTAACATTATGCTCAAAAAACGCAGTTGATTTTGTTAATTCGATTGGTTTAAAGAAAGGCAACACATTTAAAGAAAAAGTAATTCCAGATATTATTTGGAAGTCTCCTCCTGCCTATAGATGTGCTTTTATTCGTGGTTTGTTCGATACTGATGGCTATGTGGTTAACCATGTTGGTTTTAGTTGCTACAATAAAAAATTGGCAGATGATGTTCAGATTATGCTTTCAGAAATGGGAATTCTTTCTAATTTAAAAACATTAAAAAATGGCAAGGGTAAAAAAGGTGATCAAAAATATATTAATGTTGTTAAAATTAAGGGAATTTGGGCTGAAAATAAATTTTACAATAGAATAGGTTTTGTGCTTAACTATAAGCAAGAATTACTTAAAAAATTACTTGATAGAAAATTTTGTCGTAATGGAGGTATGGAGTTGCCATATATTCAACAACAATTGATTATGTGGGCAAAAAATCTAAACATTACAACATATAACAACCATAGTCTTGGCTATTCAATTAAAATGTTCGAGAAACAAAAAGTTGGGATTAATTCTTTTTCTTCATTTGTACAAAGAGCAGAAAATCAAGGATTAAGTGTTCCAAATGAAATTAAAGATATTATTTCAAATCCTTTATTTGTTGTTGAGCATGTTGTTGATGGAGATGAGATCGAAACTGTTGATATTGCATTGGATCATGATGCTCATGATTTTATTGCATATGGATTGATTACTCATAACACATCGCCATGTTACATCTATTGCTTAGATAGCAACACATTATTGGATCATCTGACTGTTATCGCTCACGCCACTGGTCATAATGATTTCTTTAAAAATAATATTCACTTTTCTGCTACTGATACAAACATGTTGAACAACATGGCAAATCATAGTAGCCGTATTAAAAAATATATGGCTAGATGGGGCAAGGAAAAGGTTACTGAATTTCTTGATTATTTACTTCGCATTGATACTTTGGTTGATGGAGCATCGGCTTGGCATCAAAAAGTTATCAAAGATAGAAATATTATTGATAAAAGAAATTATAGATTTCCAAAAAGACTTAAAGTTGATAGTGATCGATTTTATATGGATAATTACATCAACACAAAAGAGTTCAAAGAAAGAGAAAATGAAAAGGTAAAAGATAAGGATCTTGCAGAAGAACTTGGATTTTTTATAGAACCAGTTAAAGATATATTTGGATTTTTGCGTGATAATGCTCCACTTAAGCCTTGGCAACAAGATATCATGTCTATGATCTATGAAGAATCAATTTATTTTTTCCCACAGAGACAAACCAAAGTATTAAACGAAGGATGGGCTTGCGGACGAAAAGATTCTCTTGTATCTACAAATATGGGCATTTTGACATTAGGTGAAATTGTCGATAAAAAGTTGCCTGTTATGGTTTATGATGGTGAAAAATCTAGAAATGTTACAAATTGGTTCACTTTTGAAAATCGTGATGTTTATAGGATTGAAACTAGAAGAGGATATGTTTTTGAGGGTTCAAATAATCATAGAATTATGGGTAATAATGATTGGGTTCGTCTTGATAAAATGAATGTAGGTGAAAAAGTTAAAATATCATTTTCAAATATTTGGACGAAAAAATATCAAAAAATCGATTATAAATTGCCCAATAAAAGGATAGAATTGAAGCAAATTTGTAAAAAAGCATCAGTGACTATGTCTCAAGTCGTTTATAGAAAATATCATTATAAAGGTGAAGAAAAAAATGACAATTTAGACAAATTGCTCAAGCAATATGATGATCAGTCTATGACATGCATGAGAAATAAAAGGAAATGTATATCTTTGCCTTTTTTTATGGATGAAGAATTTGCTTCATTTGTTGGATATATGATTGGAGATGGTCATATATCTAAAAGCAAGAGAACTCTTGGCTTAACAACTGGAGATAAAGATCAAGCCGATAATTATATTCGTCTTACAAAGAAATTATTTAGTATAGATTGTAAATCTAGTTGGGATGACACATCTAAAAATGGTCGATATAGAATTTCTGTAACTTCAAAAGAACTTGAAGAACTACTTGTTTATTTGGGAATGAAAACTGGAGTCTGTGCTAGGATTAAGCAAATACCAGAAATTATTCTTAAATCGCCCAAGAGTGTTATCGCTTCTTTTGTAAGATCGTATTTTGATTGTGATGGTTATGCGGGGAATGCTGGTGTCATTCTTTCCACCGCAAGCGAAGTTCTTTCCAGACAAATACAAAATGTTTTGTTGAATTTTTGCATATTATCAACAAGACGCAAACAAAAAGATTCTTGTTGGCATGTACGCATAACCGGACAGGAAGCGGTAAAGTATTATGAGCAAATAGGTTTTGGATTATCTAGAAAACAGCAAAAGTTAAAGAAGTATATTGACAATCATAAATGGTTTATTGATCAAAAACTTGAAGATGAAATTGTTTCTATCGAAAAAATTGGAAAAGATACAGTGTATGACATTACAGTAGAAACAAGTCATCGATATTCGGCTTGTGGATTTATGAATCATAATAGTATGACTGACCATGTTATCATGGCAGAACAGGGTTATGTCGGCTTGGGTCAAAAGACTCATGATTCTGGAATCATTGAATACGCTGCACACAAGATGGGTGTTCTTGGTGGAAAATATAGCACCAATCCTTATAAGCTAGGATATAATCTTTTGTCCGATATTCGCAATCGTTGGGATAAAGGTCAATTCGGCAATGAATGGGATGATTGCACAAATTCTAGCAAGAAAGAAAAATGGGATACCAAGGCAATGCTTGGTAAGGAAAAAATATTTGAAGTTAGAAAGTATTACGATGATCTAACTTTAATACATGAATTTTTTACCGAGGATTTCTGTCGAGAACAAGAATACTTTGAACATAAGCGTTATCCAAGCGGAGAGACGATTCTTGAAAGTCATGATTACAATAAGATAAAAAAATTGTTGATGGCTCGCCATGTAAATGGAGGACTGCCAGATATTCGTTTAACAGAGCCTAATTATCGTGGTAAGGGCTATCTGATGCTTGAGCATACATTTGAAGGCAGACCGCTTCATGAGCCTTATGTTCGAGATGTATTGGTTGGTCTAAGATTCATTTGGGGAAATGATGTTTTTCTTTCCACTAAAGGTCATGATGGTACTGATGTCGTATTCGAATGTTTCGATAATGATCCTGCTAATGTAAGAATTCGAGAAAAGAAATAAAGGAAAAAATTATGGATTGGCTATTATCAGATGAATTTGTCACTTTTTCTCAGCGAGTTTCTGAAATTCACAATGAGAAAAAACAGATTAAACAACAATTAAAAGAGTATTATGAAAAAACACAGGTAAAATTAAAAGAACTTGAAGCTCAAGCTCAAGCTTTATCTGATGAATTTGAAAAATGGAAAAAAATACAGTCTGAAGAACCTACAAAGGCATCAATTAAGAAATAACTTTTAATTCTGCAGAACCGTCTAAAAGATTGAAATAATTGTGAAGCCTCCAACTAAATATATTGGAGGTTTTATGAAATATTCAAGTCAAAGACTTACCTATCAATTCGTTCAAAGTTTCTTCTTAAAAAATGGTTGCAAATTATTAGAAGATACTTATATCAATGCTCGCACACCAATGAGGTATCGTTGTTCTTGTGGAAACGAATCTAAAATTGTTTTTTATAGTTTCAAATCTGGCAATAGATGTAAAAATTGCGGTTCTCGCAAAATAAGCGAACGATTCTCTTATTCTCATGAAAAAATAAAATCTGAATTCGCAGCCGTTGGTTGTACGCTTTTGGATCAATACGAAAAGTCTTCCAAGAATATGCGATATATTTGTTCTTGTGGCAAAGAAGCAAAGATCTCTTGGAATAATTTCAGAACAGGTAAAAGATGTTGGGATTGCGGAATTGCCAAACGATCTGGAGAAAATCATTATGAATGGGTTGATGATCGAGAGAAATTTAAAATGGACTTGATATTTCGACAGAGATCGTATAAATTATTGAGTATGAGTTTGGCGGTTACTGGCAGAGTAAAAAAGTCTAAAACTTCAGCTTTACTTGGCTATGATTATAAAGAATTGCAAAATCATATAATCAATCATGAGAATTATGAAAAGGTAAAAAATGGAAAGTGGCATATTGACCATATTTTCCCAATCAAGGCGTTTTCAGATCATAAGATTTGGGATTTGTCTTTGATCAATTGTTTGGAAAATTTACGACCAATTTCAGCTTCTGAGAATTGTCGTAAAAATGCAAAGTACGATAAGCAAGAATTTTTAATTTGGCTTCAAACTAAACAAAGAGATTGAACAATGACATTTACGAAAGGAGTAACAA